CACCGTTAGAAGGCCTATGCGTGCCTATCTTCGGACCCCGACGAACAATACTGCTTGAGCATGCTCTCGTATTGACTCATCTGGGCAACCGTCTGGGATAAATCGCCTGTATTATTGTAATTGTAGTTGGCGTCAGCCAGAGCTAGACCGTCCCAAACCGGTCCACCCCAAGTAGGGAGAGGGGAGCATATGGCGCTCCCAATAAGGGTCGTTAGGGTCCCGCTTACGGCAACTTGGGGTCGTTGGTTTGACCAACCCCACGACCGCAGGACACCCCACGTAGCGTTGCTCGGGGGTTGTGGCGCAGGCCACCACTGGGATATCCACCTATTGGAAACCTGGTGCTTGGGTGTAAGAAAGTGACCTACACGCATGCTCGACTGATACTCGAGCTATGAGCGGGGTAGCTACGGTGAAAGGAATGGCCCTGCTTGTCTCCAAGGAGCCCAGAATAGCTGGGATTATCAAGCGGGACCTTCGCTCTCTGCACTCTTGACGGCAAAAGTAGGCCTCTCTCAACTGTGGAGCCCCCTCTCGTTCGAACGCCATCCCAAGGAATAGCTTCCTAGAGCCAGAACGACAATGGGCTTGACAAACAACAGGGTAGTTGAGAAGAGTGCGCATCCCTTGCAATTATATGTCTTCGCCGATCGCAAAGCCTGACCAGGCTATGGCAAATAATAGGGTAGTTGGTGACCGTCACACCGTCACGCAGGCCTCAGGGGGTGCAACCTGGGGCTCTAGCGGAACAGCACAAGAGGATCAGGAGTGGTTCGAAGACGACGATGAAAAGACCGATAGGCAGGCCGAGGGCCTGCCACAGTACATACCACTGGACGGGCCCGTGGAAGAAGGCACCGATCTAGAGCAGATCATATGGGATGATGACCTTATGTTTTCACCTGAACACACCCTCCTCAACCACCAAGCTCGAGTCGCTAGGAGGGTGTCCTTTGAGCTCAATAGAGCTCAGAGGTTCAAGTTAGCTGCCCAGGTAGGTACGTACTTGGAGCAGGCACCAGGTGATAGGCCTAAGGAGAGGGCAAGGCTATCCAGACATCCGAACAAGGTGCCCGGCTATGAAGAAGCCATAACTTTGGCAGATAGGCTAGAGGAGGCTATGGGGAGGCCCTTGGGCAAATGGGAAGTACCCACTTACGCCGCCTGCTTGGCAGGCCTGGACGACTCTGACTTGTCTAGTGACGAGTCGGACGTCGATGCCGAGCTGATAACGCCAGCTGCCTCGTTGTCTGGAGAAAGGCTAGCTGGGCTTAAGGACAAGAGCCCAGGGGGGCCGCTTAGGCCGAAGTCACCTGCCACGCCCCCCCATCGCAAGGTGGATAGTCAACGCTTGGAGAAAGCTGGCCCTAAGCGCCCTAAACCAATTCAACTCCCACTTAGGGGCCAAGCCGACCTTAGAGCCGAGCAGGAGCATAGCCCCCTCTCCACCAAGAGTTTTGATGAGTTGAGGAAGGAAATTGCTAGATTGCCCAAGGACAAGAAACCGAGCGGCATGACGCCGTTGTCCCCCCCCAGCGCGGCACCCGTCGGCTGTGAGAGAGGCATGTTTCCTGTATATAGGACTAAGGCCGGGAACGCTATGATGGCAAACCACGAGTCTCGCAACCTGAGATGTACTTTTAGTTATTACCTTGTGCCCCAGCTTGGGGACGTGGGGTTTGTAGGAGCGCATGGCCTAGGGTTGCCAGGGCTGCACTGCTATGAGGAACAAGGAGCCGCTAGGGTCAAGTTGCCCTCCTTTCTTGTGTGCGCAATGGGTGAGTATTGGGCTCACAGGGAGTATACAGAGGCCGAGTTCCTCACCTCGAAAGAAGTAGTGGCAGCCCTCTGCAGGCGGGTCGCTTTCGATGACCCAAGAGATTCCGAGGTCGCCAAGATATGGGGGCCAGTCATCGGGTATGCCTATTCGGCCAAGGAGCGAGCCCAGGCTAAGGCCGTTCTCCACAACAATGCGTGGAGTCATCGAGCAAAGCGCGCGCTGGGGGTAGGCCTTTTAGCTAGCGTGCTATCCGGCATACCAGTCGCCGCCGCAGCCCCAGTGACGCCTGTCGTCGCCGTGGCTCTTGGGGCGACCACAACGATTCTGGCCTCAGCAGCGGTCACGCTTGGCGTATTCTGGGCGATAGCCAAGGGCGCGCTCGCGTTGATGAAACCCGCTCAGAGTCTCCCTTCCATACACGGTGCACTCGCTAAGTCGAGGGAGATCACAAGGCCTCGCAAGCACGCGGTTAAGGTTAGGGTCAAGCACATGGACCGTGATGATCGGCACGTGCAGGTCGAGGCCTTGTGCACTGGCTTCGGCATAGAAGGCTACGAGCCACTGGTGCTAGCCTCGAATGCCTGGAATGAGGGCGTGGCGCTCGACGTCCGAGGTATGCAAGCCGGGCCCCTCGTTGAGCTCGAGGAGCTTGAGAGCTTTGACTCCTGGGTGGACACGTTCTCTGATGAGCTTTTCGGGCCCCCTGACAAAATCCATGTTCCTAAAGAACCTAGGGCTTATGACCTGTTCGTACGCCAATGCATTGCTGAATGCAATTCTAGCACGGTGCTGAAGGAAGCCATGTATGCGTTCCATGAAGAGTTCATGTCAGAAGGGGTGTCTTGCCACACTGCCTTCGGCCCGGTGCAGCTGAGTAATATTAATGAGACCAAGATGATGGTCAAGCGCGAAACCAACGTGAAGGGCAACGACGTCGGGCCGGGTGGCCAGGACGGCGAGTGGGACGTGAAGCCGCGCCAAATTATGTGCAGCAGCCCAGCTAATACAGTCCTGACGATGCCCGCGATCAAGCGCCTTCAAGGGCTCTTAAGGGCCCGATGGCACGAGGGAAATTGGCTTGTTTATGGGCCCGGCTGTGAGGTCAGTAAATTAGCCTCCATGATTAATGAGTGGCAGCCAGCGTCGGCAGACAATTCTGATTTTGTTAATTACGACGCTTGCAGGCACCTTATTCTCCTCAACATGTTCCTCAAGTGGTGTAAGCGCCACGGGACCCCCCAAGGTACCCTCGATATAATAAGGACGTCGGCGATCACGAGGGGAACGTCCCGGTGGGGCTGGGAGTTCGAGTTCCACGAGCTCCTGGGGTCAGGGCGCGCATGGACCACACTCTTTAATACCTGGCTCAATAACACTATGAGGGCCTATGTTTATTGCAAAACCACAGCCACAACCCCTGCTGAGGCATCTAAGAGAGTAGTGTTGATAGGGGCCGGGGACGATGGCATAACCTTGTTCGACAGGGATGAGCACATAGCCTGGGTAGAGACCATGTCTAGGCTTGGTTTCGATTTTGAGGTTAAACACGTTTACGAGCCCAGGGACTATGAGTTTTGTTCCATGAGGCTGTTCAGGACGAGCCAGGGCCTTGAATGGCTAGACTGCCCAGGCAAGGTGTTAGCTAAGCTTGGATGGTCCGTGCGTGCGCAGACCAGCAAGCAAGCAAGAGAAATAGCCAGGGGCGCCGCACTTAGCTTTCTGCCCCGAGTCACGGCCAACCCCCCCCTCCTAGCGTGTTTGTCATCGATCGAGTATCAGACGAGGGGGGAGGGGTTCATCAGGCCCAAAGATGAGGCTTGGCTTCCCAAGAAAACGACGGGAGGCGAGGCCAATGCAGGCACCTGGGCAGACTTCTACGCTGTCTATGGTTACACACAAGACATGCACAAGTTGGTGGAGGAATGGGCGGCTAGCGCAGAGATAGGGCAGGTAGTGGATATGCCCATCTTGAGGCTGCTGTGTGATGTAGATACGGGCGGGCTGAATAGGTGGGTCGATACGCACGTGCTAGACTCGTCCGAAGTGCTGGGCCTGACCAAGCATGACTCTGGAGGGGCCACCGAGCCCGATAGCGAATCATGGCCCGTGCCTCTCGATGACTCCATGGGCCTGGATCCCAATTCCTGGGAAGCCGCTTATACACTGACGGAGGAATCGCACGAGCCTGTCGCACATGGGGGTTTTTCCTATGATGGCCCGGAAAACCAGGTGTTTGTGTCTATGCCCAACAAAGGCACGCGAGTGGTTAGCGTGCCTTGCGGAACTGCGTTGGCTGGTTTGGCAGATGAGGTTGGCTTAGGGGCTGTCCTTCACTGTATGCAAGTGTCCGTGGATGGCAGGCCTAGTGCGCTCACCTACGTTGTTTGTGAAGGGGATAGGGTCACCTTCACCCCCCGGTTGATGGGGGGCGTTACGATACAGGAAGTTAAGCAAGCCATAAGGGCCTCCAGAGCCAGGGGCCGGGTCACTGCGCCGGGGGGGCGCTCAAGGAGCCAGTCAAGTAGCAGGAAGAGAGGGCACCGCCCCAAGAGGCCCAGCACACCCAGAGGCGTACGAAGCAATTCCAGGACGGCACCCAGCAATAGGCGACAGCAGAGGAACCTGGTGGGCCAAGAGGTGTCCGGCTCCTCGGGCACTATGGTCGCGCCTAGTATCAGCGTCCAAGCAGCCAGGACGCAACGAGTGGGCCGTAAAGGGGGCGAGGGCAGGGCTTTTAGCGATTCTGGGGAAGACTTTTGGCAGAACATAC